CGGATGCTTTGGGTTGGGCTGCTGCGAGGATGATGTCGGCCAAAGGAACGCCGACCTTGGCGTTCTGGTAGCCACCGGCCTTGATGGCGATGTCGATGAGTTGGAGCAGGCTATTGGTCTGCTCCTGGGTGAGTGTGATGGTGATTTCCATATCAGACCGCAGTGTCGGAAACGACAGGCTGCTCCGCAACCAAAACCGGCTCGGGAGCGGGAGGAACCCACGGCAGCGGCAAACTCACAACCGGCGGGTTGATCTGGTTCTGAATCTGCGCGGTGACGTTCGCTTCGATGGCCGCTTGATCGACTCCGTTGGCGTAGCACCAGCTCAAGACCTGATCCTGCGTCAAATCAGGATACGGCGTGAAGCTGCCAGTCGGAGGAGCGAAGCTGCACGAGCCGTAGCAGGTGCCGCTGTAGGTCTGCTCGGTGTCACCGCTGCCGGTGGTTTCGGTGCCGTTGCAACGCCAGTCGGCGGTAATCACAACGTCCGTGTTGGAGCCTTCAACCGGCTTGGTGAGAAGGCGTTCGATGAGCCAGAGGATGGTCATAAATTACTTAGCTTCGAGGGTTTGGACGCGAGCGGTCAGTTCCTTAATCGCGGATACAAGCAGTGAAACCATGTTGCCGTAATTGATTGAATCAGGAGTTTTGTCGGGAGCGTAGGCCACAAACTCAGTCAATCCAGCGGCGTGGACCTCTTCGGCGATCAAACCGCCAAACACAGTGTCATCACCGTTCTTGGACTTGTATGTCACTGAACGGAGCTTGAGAACATCAGCAAGACCGTGAATGGAATCCTTAACATCCTTTTTGTACTTCAACGAAGAAGTAGAACGCCCAACAGTTCCGTCTGCTGCTACAAAAACGTTAGCAGCACTTGCGGTTGTATTATTGTAAGGTGAAGCTGTTTTGGTTCCGGTGTAAATTAGACCGTCATTTCTAAGAGCAAATACAAGTGCGTCTGCACTGTCTGCTACATAAACACCATAATCCGATGCAGAAGTGCTGCTTGTTTTAACCCTGAGTCTTGAATTGAAAATCGCACTCGTAACACCGCAGAGCAAATTCCCCGACGCATCCAGCGTCATGGCTTGGGTGAAGACAGGATCGGTGTTTGCGACATTTGCGGATGTGGACCTGTACCATTGATGGGAACCGCCATTTTGCAGATATCCAGATGCTCCAGCCGCATTGATGTATCTCCATCCAGAACTTCCGTAAAACGCATTGGCATAATAGCCAGTCTCGTTTCCAGAGCCGTAAATACCACCGTTGACAATCTGAACGGCCTTGAGCGTCCACGCACTCGGCGTAACTCCGATTCCGCAATTTCCCGCTGAGTCCACACGATAACGCTCAATTCCGCCCGTAGTGACAGCAAACGTGTCTGCCGCAGGATAATAGATGCCGGTGTTAGTGTCTCCGGTCGTCGTAAGAGCAGGAAGCAGCGCGGTTCCGGCAGCAAACGTAGAAACACCAGTCACACCCAGCGTCGTCCCCACCGTAGCCGCGCCGGTGATGGTGGCGGAGGCGAGGGTGGCGGTGCCGCCGGAACCGAGGAGTTGATTGATCGTCCCCTTCTTGGTCGTGCCGCTGGCGGCCATTGACGTGTCGGAGACGTCGACGATCACCAACGGGTCGGCCGTGGGATCGACTGTTGAGATGGCCGTTAAGGCCGTTATTTTGGAGTCTGCCATATCAGTAAACGGTGAGGATGAACTTGTCGGAGTTTTCGGTTAGTAAAAGGTCGGTGCCGTCTTCCAAAGCGATTCGGTCGTAGGTGCCGAACGAGAAAACGATCTTTCCGGAGGCATCTTCCTGCAGGACGAAGAACTCGTCCTCCTGGAGCATATCGCGCCGCAGGATCGGCAGATCGAAGCCACCGGCCTCGCCGGAGGGCGCTCGATTGGTTCCGATGCCGATGCCGAGTCTCATGCGTTAGGCGGTGCGAGCCAGGAATGCCACGGCCTTGCCAGAGGCCAGTTGAAAGCCGGTGATGTCACCGCACAGCGGGAATCCAGCCGGCAGGGTGATGCCGGTCCAAGTCCCAGAGATCCCGGTGCCTGTGATCGAGGTGAAGACGGTCGGCTCAGCCGGAATCACGGCCGAGAAGTTGCCAGTCTGGGCAGCCGTGGTGGTCACCGGGAAGAATCCCTGGCGCCCCATGCTGTATTCCATCGAGATGTCTGCTTGAACGGCCATGTTTTGTCTTGGTTAGAGGGGAGGCCACCGGAGATTTCCAGCAGCCTCCCCAATATTAGGTTAACCTTTACGAACTTTCGGTGCCAGGGCTCCCTGTATCCACAGGATGAGCTTGCCTCCTTCGGGAACGGTCGCGGTGTTGAAGCCGTCGCGCTGGAGAGACGCGTCGACATCGGGACCAGAAACGAGCTTGGTTTTGCCGTTCTTGTCCACCGAGATGGTTGTGGCGATTCTCATAGGTCAGCCGATTAGGCAGTGATGAGAACTTCGGCCTGCGTGGTGTCCGCGGCGGCAGCGCCGAACATGATGTCGTAGGACGCCATGTGAGCGCGGGTAGCGCGGCTGTACCAGACCGACAACAGCACCGAGAGGCCGTTGGACAGCTCGACCGTGCGCTGCTCCAAGAACTCACCGGCGATCATTCCGACCGGGAGGCCCGAGGCCACCGCGATGGCGTCCTGGCCGCAGACGAAGCCGGCGGTGTTGGCGATGGCGCCGGTCCAGTCGTTCTGCTCCAGGATGTTGGCGAATCCGAAATAGCCGTTGTTCAGAGGGCCGTACCGGCTGTCCGGGAACGGGTTGGTGCCGGCGGCAGCAGTCAGCTGGCCGGAGAACATCAGGCGAGCCAGGTGGCCACCGTCGAGCAGCAGCAGCTTCTGGCGGTAGTTCTTGGCCAAGGCGAGGATGGCCGGGAGGTCGGAGCTGTCGAAGTTGGCAGCCGTGCCGATAGCCGTGCCGGCGCCGTAGTTGGTCGAGGTCATCACCGCGGTGACCTTCTTGGAGATCGCCAAGGCGAAGATCTCGGCAGAGCCCTGGGACAGGTCGGAGAGGGCGAAGCCCTGATTGAGCTCCTGCTGGGTGACCGTGAAGGTCTTGGTGATCTGGTTCACCGTCACCGAGGTGGCTGCCAGGGTCGATTGGTTGGCAGCGCCGTCCTCGAAGTTGGTGGCGTTGTCGACCGCGGCGTCGCCGGTGGTGAACTTCTTGACCTGCACCGTCGCACGGGGGCGAAGGTTATCAAGGCCGACGTTGCGGGTGAAGTTGCTGATCATGGCCAGCTTGGAGCTGATCACGGTGATCACGGCGTCGGCGAGGTAGTCGACAACCAGGCCAGAAGCGAAGGTGTTCGCGTTCTGCGGAGCGATCAGCGCCGACTGGCGAAGCAGTTCGCTGTGGTTCTCAACCAGGAAGCGCTGGCGCTCGGCACCGGCGCGGAGGCTCTTGTGTTTCTCCAGGAGCGGGTTGCCGAGATTCTGGATCACCGGCCGGAGGGGCTCGGGAGCAGGGGCGGCGGTGATGCCCTTGGCGCTGATGGCAGCGGCAACGGCCTTGGCCACGATGGCGTCGATGTCGAGGGCGGACGGCGCACTAGGAGCGGCCGCCACCACGGTGTTTGTATCAGTCATGTTGTGTGGTGTCTGCTGTGATGTCGGCGCGGTTGTCGCGCCATCGGCGGCAGCGTCGGTGCTGCCGGTCGAAAGTTTGTCATCCGGAGATTCATCCGGGGTCTCGCCCTCCTCGATTTCGAGCTGGGCATAAAGCGCTTGGAACCAATCACGGCCTGCGGCGCCGCCCCAGAGGTTAGCGGAGACATCGGCCGGGGTGTTGGGCTCGGCATCCAGGAAGCGCTCGTTGCGAGCCCACCAGGCGTTGGCTTTCTGGATCTTGGCCTCGTTGGGGGCCTCACCGGCCACCAGGGCCTCGGCCTCCAGAACGGTCTCTTTCTCCAGGCCTTCACCAGCCAGGCCTTGGGCGTACTGCTCCAGGCCGCGGCGAAGGTTGTTTTTAACGGTCTCCGGGGCGGTCTTGGTGACAGCCCGGGGGTGCCAGCAGGCGGCTATTGCCATCTGCTCCTCGGTCATCTTGTCGGCCAGGCCGAACTGGATGGCCTGCTGGGCAGTGAACCAGGTCTCCTCCTTCATGGCCGCGCGGATCTGGGCAGTGGGACGGCCGGTCACCTTCGAGTAGATACCGGCCAGCACATCGGCGTGTTGATCCAGGGCATCGGCCATCTTCCGCATCTCCTCCGAGGTGCCTGCCACCATTCCGGAGGGGTCGTGAATCATGAACAGGGCGGCATCAGCGATCTCAACGGTGTCGCCGGCCAGGGCGATGATCGAAGCAATCGAGGCAGCAATGCCGACCACGCGGGTGGTGACGGGCGCCTGCCGGCCTCGCAGCATATTGTAGATGGCCAGGCCGTCCCAGACGTTACCGCCGGGGCTGTTGATCTCGATCACCAGGGGGCCTTGGCCGACGTCCTGTAGGGCCTGGCTGAAAGCCTTGGCCGAGATTCCGGAGCCACCGAACCAGTCCTCGCCGATCTGGTCGAAGATCTGGAGGGTGGCCGGCTCCGAGGCCGAGGCCCGGGGCTGGTAGGAAAGCCAGTTGTTGATCTTGGTCATTCTGATTTCTTGGATCTGGGTTTCCGTTTCTTGGCCACTGCAACCACCTCCTGGGGAGGCTCAGACGGGATGGCCTCGGGCATAGTCTCAGAAGGCGCCTGCTCGATGGCCATCTCGGCCGGCTCGGGTGCGATAGCCTGCTTCTGGGCTGTCGAGATCTCGGAGACATCCAGACCGTACTTGGTGGCCAGGTCTTGGATGTACCGGGCCTGCTGCGCCTTGGCCTCCAGGGCTGAACGCCAGTCGATGCCTCGGGCGCCGTAAATCTCGTCGTAAGTTGTGACGCCGGCACCGAGTTCTGCGAGCTGTGCGGCAGAGTTTCGGCCGACGTCGACGTTAGGCGAGCGGGGCGCCTGGATGGCCACCTCGTACCAGTCGTCGGGAGAATCGCGGAGGCTGGGATCGGTGCGGATGGCGTATTCCATCACATATTCCCAGATCCTACGGGCGGCCGAGGCCATCACCTGGTGACGGCTTCGGAACCACACCGACGACATATCCAGGGCGCCGCGATAGACCGTGCCCTGCATTCCCTCTGGGAACACTAGGACGTAGGGGATGCCGACGCCGGCACAGACCTTCTCGGTCAGGCTGCGCCAGTATTCGCGCATATTGACGTTGGGGCGGTCGGCCTGGAACTGCTCGAACTCGTCGCCGCTCTTGAGAACCTTAACCGTCGAGCCGAACACGTTCTCGTAGTAGGTCTGGGCGGTGCCTTGGCTACCGACAACACCGGAGCGGAGGCTGCTGGCCTGCACCTCCCCGGAGCTGGTCTTGATCACCTGGGCCACGCTGGAGGCCAGCTTGCAGGATTCCATCTCCAGTTTCTGGAGGTCGTCCAGGTCGTGCAGGTCGTTAATGACGCACGCCACGAAGGGCAGGCCGCGGAGCTGGCCGGCACGCTGGGCCTCGTAGATGTGGACGATGGAGTCGGAAGATATCGACCGGACTTCGGTGAGTTGGCCTTGGTTTGTTTCCTGCCCAATAAAGTAGGCAAGAGCGCGGCCTGTCTTGGTATCAAACCGGACTCCATCGAAGATGTCCGGAGATTGCTCCTGGCCGGTAGGTGTTGCCACCTGTTGCGGCTCGATGAGCTGGAGTCGGGGGCGGCCCGAGTCGCCCTTGGTCAGAAGCAGGAAGGATTCGCCATCGTAGAACCAGCCCCGCGCGGCCAGGCTCATGAGCGTGCCGAAAGACTGCCGGGATCCGATGTCAGGGTAACGGCTCCAGGTGTCCCA